CACCATCGGTGATAAGGGTTGGGTCTGTATTTAGAACGTTACGAATATTGCTTGCATCTCCATAATTGAAGTTGAAAGCAAATGTGTCTGTGTTGTTCCCGTCGGTAATGTCGATGGTCCAATCTCCGGATGCGTTCTGTCGAGTGAAGCGTTCTGCCGCAGTGGCAACACTTATTGTGTTTGGATCAAAACTATCACCAGTCAAAGTAACGCTAGCTCCATCGGTGTAGATGATGGCCGCGAGTGTTCCATTTCCTTCTGATGTGCTTGCACCACCAGAGAATGTTCTAGAAGAAAAGGCCTCTAGACTCCCATCTGAATCAGAGTCATATGCGATAATGTCTTTAGCTGTTGCCAATGTTGCTCCGCTAAGAGCACCAGTGGCTGTTATTGTTCGTGTATTACCAGAGCCGCCTGATTCAGACATTGTTATTTCTATAGCCGTTCCAGTTCCGCCACTTTGAGTAACGACAATTCGACCAGAATTGTTGCCAACGTATGTATCTAATTCAGTCTTTAATTCATCTTGAGTTTGAACGAGGCTCCGTCCATCTAAGTCAATAGTAATATCTTGATTAACTGTTGGAGTGGGATTATTACCACCGTCTCCATCAAAAAATACAACTTTAATACTTGCCGTAGGATCGGCAAGGTCCAAATATTGAATTTCTAAAACGATGTGTCCTGTCTCATTATCAGCCGCCATGACAGAATTAGAACCATTAGCCAACATTGAGTTGTTAAGCAATAATCCATCATCAAGACTAGCAGGTGCTGTTGCTAGGATGTTGCTGTCATCAACCTCAGATACGAATAGTCCCATCGCACCAGTGTTGGACGTTGCAGTCGTTGCATTTGGACCTGCAGCAATATTCCATCCCGCCAACTTTGAAGAACTCTCTTCCAAACCAGCTAAGCGAATAAACTTTACAGGACCAACATTCGCAGCGAGATAAGCTTCAGCAGCATATGCAGCCCAACCTCCAGCTCCAGTGTTTCCCTGTCTCCATGGATCGTTTTTCTTAACACCGTCCATCGGAGTTCCAAACGTTTGGTGGAAGTTCGATATAGAGTTAATCTTGATGGGCTTCATTGCTGGACCTTTCTTGGCACGTCCAATCAAGAGCATTCCGTCTTGTTCAGGAACCGGTGCGATAGCCGATTGGTCAATTTCTCTCAGTTCAATTCCTGGAGACACAAAGTCAAACTTGGTAGGCATTAAAAATTCTCCTTTTAAATATTCATTTCTTATTAAATAGTCGCCTCAAAAGCCAAAGTCACAAATCTCGGTATTTCTCACCGGTCTTATTCCATGGCTTATCGTCTCCCGTAATAACACGCTCACGAGAGATCTTTACTTCAACGATAGACTCTTCTCTTTTAATGAATGGTTCTGTCATTTCAAGGTCATTTCCGTTGATATATCCAAGGACTTTGATCTGCACTTTTGCATTAAACATTCTCTCATCTTGACCAAGATTTGCTTGGTTTGAGTTGAGTCCGTAATCGTCTTGAATGAAGGCTTCGTATTGATAACCATTATTCTCAATAATGAAATAGTTTTTCATGCTATTCATAAACATTGGGAGAATATGGTTCATTTGTTGTTGGTATTCCGTTCTTATGTTGACTTCAAACATGCATGTCAAATAAGTCGGTTTTGGTATCGTAATAGACTCGTAGACAACCTTTCTTGTAAAAACAGGGCCTGTTTCGTCACCTGTTTCCTGACGCTTCCTAGAAGCATTTTGAAAGTTTTGAGTCTTGTCTTGTTGGATAACTCTTCGTACAGTCACTCTTTCGTCGTCGCCAATATAGACAGCTTGAAAGGAACCCTTAAATGCGTCATCTCTTGAAACAGATGTTCGAGATATAGTTATAAGTGGAAGTCTTAGTTTTCCAACCTTATCTCTTAACTCTTTGTTGTTTTTAATTTGGAAAGTTCTCTCAGAACCCATCCATAAGACGTTAACTTTTTCTCGACCAGCATTTGTGATAGTGTTGGGACTCAAAGTTTCATCTACAAAGCGATAGATTGCTGTATCGATATTTTCTAAAGTTGATGGGTGAGATATTTCGTTATTATCCTGCATTGAATAGTCCATCCCTTGCTCTTATGCACTCAGCCCCAACTTCAAACCTTGTTTCAGGTTGTCCAAATAAGATTTTTGGCTCGAGTAGTTTTACAATCTCATAAAAAACCTCTCCGAAACGAACGAAATCACCTTCTCTAACGAATAAGTTTTGATCCTCTGTCAGTCTTCTCTTGTGGAAGTTGACTTTGATCTTCGTCGCTTTATCTAGAGCAATGTTTTCCATGTCCGAAGTTTCGACTCCTTGAAACTCAACCAAAGCAAAGACTCTAATTGGGTGCAAGAAGTTTTTCTCGATTGCTTCTCCATAAATAGGGTGAAAATCTGTGGACTGCACATCTATTGGAAAGTAAAGTACTTGTTGGCCGACAACTCTCTCGATAATCTCATCATTTATTTGTTTGACAAGGTTTTTTTCTTTGTCTCCAAAGAACATTGGCGATGGTGGTTGTGCTGGTCTTTCCCATTCTGACATCTATGTTACCCCACGAAGATCTTTAATGGCGTCTTTCCAACAATTGCGTCTGCATTGTCAACCATTGCTTTATCAGTCTCTGCTAATTTAGAATACAACATCTCATCAAGTTGCTTGTTAAGTTCTTCACGTAAGGCTGCTTGTTCTGTTGATGCTTGAGACAAAAGGTCTGATGCATTAAGCTGGATGTTATCTCCAGGAATTGGAACATTGCCTCCAAACTTACCTCGGATTTGTCCAAGAGTCTCTTTTGAAAGAGCTAGAGCAAAGCGTCGAATCCATTGTTTACCAATTGAGTTAATGCTTTCATAGGGAAGGTTTTCCATTGGCATGGTGTTCATGTTGTTAACCCCATCGAGTCCTGAGTCATACTCTCCTTCTTCAAAAGCTGTATTTCCACCATCGATAGAAAATCTAAACCAGAAGGTCTTACATGTAACATTATCGGGCATTGGATATAGTCTGAGCTTATTGTCGATAATCTCATATGAATAATGAGATGTTCTTGTGTAGAGATGGTCCTCGTAAGCCATGGCTTGTAGCTTATTTTGCCACGCAGGAATGACTTCGAACGTAGAGCCATCAGCATACTGTCCATAGTTGTGGAAGTTACCAACGACGTTTAGACCACCATAGTAGCCATAGAATCTCCACATCTGTCGAGGAGTTACGTAGTACATTTGTCGAATCTTAATTCTATATTTCTTATCTCCATCTCCAAGCTCGGAGGCCCATGATGGTGGATTTGGTCCTGCTGCGATCTCTTCAACTCTTGCTTGTAAGTCATAGTCTTGCTGTAGAGGTTCAATATCAAACGAAGCAGAGTGAATTGGAGTAGTTCCACCCACAACCGACTCCGTTGAAAACTTGTCTGCAATCTTAAATGCGTAGTCAAATTGAAACTTTGGATACTTTAAGGCAACATTCAATGATGGATCATCGAGTGCACCCTTCTCATCGAATGACCCTGTAGGAGAGCCTAGGGCGCTTCCTAAGGCGTTTCTAGCTTGGTGAAGGTTAACTATGTAAGAATACTCTAAACATGCTTCCTCGTAGTGGTTATAGACGTTCTTGGCCGTCAATTCGATGTCCAAGACATCTCCACCAAGTCGCTTGTGAGTATAAGCTACTTGAGAAGCAGCACCAGATAAAAATGTATCAGTTGAATAGAAGCCGATTGCAAGAGATGCGGCAACATCTATCTCGACACCATCTTCTGGTAATATGATGGCCGATGTCGCTGATGTGGGTGTTAAGGTTGGGAATGCCATAGTAAATCCTCCGTCTTAATAAATAGTCGAAATAAAAGGAAACCCCCGAGCACCAAGTGTTCGAGGGAAAGGAGGTTAAATGAAACAAACTTAATCTTTTTTCTTTGAGGATTTTTTAGTTGACTTCTTCTTTGTTGTCTTGCGCTTTGCTTTCTTCTCTTTTACTTCTTCAACAGCTTCCAGCGCTTCTTCGATAACGTCTTCAGTTACCGCCTTGGCTTCCTCTGCAGCCTCTACAATTTCTTCTTTCACTTCTTCGATCTTCTCTGCGACCAATTCTGCTGCTTCCGCAACTTCTTCTTTTACTTCAGTTGCAACTTCAGCAATCTTTTCTACTGCTTTTTCAGCAGCTTCTTTTATTTGATTAGATCTTGCTTTTGCAGCAAGTGCAGCTTGTCGTGCTGCTATTCTTAATCTTTTCTTTTTGATTCCCATTTTATTTCTCCATGGTTTTTTCTTAAGCTGTGGCTACAAGTCCTTGGACATACCACCTTTCTCCATCGCAAAGTGCGTCAATGAAAGAGCCGCTTGCGCTACCCGCTGGGATTGTTATCTCTGTCTCGACCTCATATGATGTGGCTGATGTTACGTTACCATCATCGGAAAATACTATTCCGCTCATAGATGCGAAAGATAGAGTTACATCCGCTGCATTTTCATTCTTTAGGATTATCTTGAAATATGCACCATCATCTAAAAACGGCAGACTGATAGTCAGCGCAGTTTGTGCATCAACGAACAATGCCTCACCTGTAATTCTAGAATTTAAATTGGTGCTTTTGGATATTTGACGAGTCACATATCTCGCCCCATTGTATGGTGTTCTTGAAACTTTAGCCATTTAGTCTTCTCCCTTTGTTATTAAATAGTTTCCTTTTCAGAAGGTGGAATGGTTATTTTTTTATCGCCAACCATTCCGATCTTCTAAGAATTTCTTAAGGCACAGTGTAATTTGCAGCATACGGATTGGCTGTTTGTGCATCGCTATAAATAGTCGCTACCTGAGCTGTGTCGAACTCACCGAGCAAAACCTCTATGTCTCCATTGATGTCAAAGTTCGCACCAGTGGTTAAAACCCCAATCCTCCCGTTATTTACACAAAATCCCAGGTTGCCATTGTAAGTTTGGTCATTGATTTCGGTGCCATTTATGAATGTTTTGACTGAGATTGAATTGTCAGCAAGTTTTTTTATTGTTACAAGACAATGCACCATTTCCCCACCAGCAATCTGCGCAATTGTGGACGACAGATGAGTACCTCGAAACCCTACTCTCATACCTTGCCATTGGTTAGTGTAGTTGCCTTCCTGAGCCGCATAGACTTTGGTTTTTAGTTGAGTTAGGTTTGTGTTCGCCTCTATTTGTAACCCAAAGACATCACTTTGAAGATCACTAGCGTCTCTCCAAAATCGCCCTCCGTAAAACAATTGAAGAATGGTTTGGGTTCCGGTGTTATTGGTGTCCTTACATTTAAACCAGAATGAATAAGCTTTTCCTGGCCAACCTTGTGCAGTTTCCCATCTAAAATTTACATCTTTGATGTCAATGTTTATGCCTGAATAGTTACCATCTGTATCGGGTGAAATTGGTGTCGCATCAATTAAATCACTAGTAAATAGGGTTGAGTGCTTGATATATTCCCCTGCCGAGTAGAGGTCGGTAGTTGTTTGAGCCGAAGCGTTCTGAATAGTTCCTACTCCGCGACCCTCATCGTGCAACCACTTTACTTGCTCAAATGTTAGCTTTGTCCCATTTAAGATCTCAATTGAGTCTAAACTAAAGGCGTTCGCATCAGAACCCAAGAGAAAGCCTTCAAAGTTAGCATTTGTTTCAATCGTTCGACCACCATTTACAAAATTGTCGTGTTTGACATAATTGCTTTCAAAAGCACCATCAACTACGATATAATCATAAGTCCCTTTTGCTAGAAAGCTTGTTTGAAATTTGCTTCTAGAGACAAAGATGTGATGCCATTCCCCGTCTAGAACGTCTATTGCTAAAGTGCTAGATAGTTCATTATATTGCTCAAAGGTTGGTACTTGATTGCTTGTTGTTGCGGTTACGACTGAGTGATTGTCGTCATTGTATCGATCATAGATCAAAATGCTGAACGGAAAGTCGTTACCATTGTTTGAACTCATCAATGTCAATGTTTGTGGAGGAGTTGCAGCTCCACCATCCCACTTAAACCAAAGAGAGAAAGATACACAATCATTAACAATTGTTGAAGTCCATTCTTTAAATGCAAAATAATTTTCTATAGTTGCTGTTTCTGCGGTTGTGTTAGTATCGCTACTTACGAAGATTCCTTCGTTGTCAATCGATAAATGACTCAAACCTTCTACATTGGCAGCTTCTTCAATCCAATCTTGAATTTGGTATGTTGGTAACGCGGTTAGTGATGCTTGCATGTCTGACAATAGCTGAGCATCTGTAGCAGAATCAGTCAGTCCGTAAAAAACTTTGAAAAATGGAAAAATAGCTGACGTTGTGTTCATGACATTCATAGTAGACCAAGCATTGCTTCTCAACCCACCCACGGTCAGCTTTGGCAATCTGACATTTGTGAAATCTGCGTTGGTCCATGTTGGTCCAATATCATAGTTATCCATAATGGTCCCAAAATTTGTTGAAAAAAGATAGTTTTGAACATCAAAAGTTAATATTGGCGAAGAAACATTGTTTAAGAAGATTTCGATAGTATTGTAACCTCTATATTCGCTTAGCTTGCTCTTGATAATAAAAGACAATTGTTTTTCACTTCCTAAATCTAAACTAGTTGTTTTTGCTGCTACAATACCACCAGTGCTAGGTGTCGCTGCATCAATTGATGTTGAGATATTACTCACCGCTTGTTGAATCCACGCTACACTCCATAGTGATGTAGTTGAAGTGTATTTGATCATCAAGCCCCATCCCTTATTTGCATCGACATTATTTGGCACACTTTGAACCTTTGATATGACACAGGTCCAAATGTCCGGGGTAAAGTCTTCCGGAAAACCTTCGTTTAGCCTAAGAGAAATCGCCATAGTTTTACCATGTTCATGTTGTGGATAGGAATCGTTTAAAGAATTTATCATCCCCGGTAAGTAATATTTAGAAGTCCCCACCAGGTTAGTAAAACCATAAGTTGCATCTACAATAGGGCCAGAGCCACCGTTTGACCGGTTGGCGCTTGATGGTAGATTTACTGCAATGTTATCACCATTATATGCAGCAGAGGTTGTTCTAGAACTGGATGTCTGTGTTAATACTTCGGAAATCGATATATCTCCCTCAATAGCAGCAGAAATTTGATTAGGTGCCAAGTCGATATTTTGCAGAATAACCAAACTCTTTAGTAAAAATGTCCCAAGACCAATTTTAAGTGAAGAGTTTAGCAAGGCAGCACCAGTGGAGGATCTTGGAAAATAAAAGTATCGTCCGGTTTGGAAAGCGCCATTTGAATCCCCAATCGCTCCATGTATCCGCCACGAGCCCTGGTTTCCTGCAGCTGAAGTAGTTACTGACCATCTTCTATCAAACACTAAAACTAGCCTACGTACAACACCATCAGTAAGGTTGATGCTGTCTGTTGTGAGATCGAGTATTGTTGTAATATTGTTCGACGTTACACTTGGATCTTCTACGTCACCATCGAAGAGCGCACCACCGGCAACTACTTTGCTGCCAATCACTTTAATATAGGCACCTGTGTTGTAAAAGTCTAAAATTTTCATATCAGTTGTCATTGAAATTACAACCTCTATTGTAAACAGATCCCCAATCGATGGAAAAATTCCTCCGTTGGTGTTGTCGAAAACAAAAGTGTCTCCCGTTGCCTCCACATCTCCCTCAGGAGTTACTACCAAAGTATCAGCTGGATCATCGCCAACTGCTGGTAAACCTTGTGCAATTTGAGGAGTTATAACTTGAGATGGATCTGTCATAGTGACAGTAACAGACTCTGTGTCGATATTGTTTGAATCGTTAGGATCGATACATGTGAATTCAAACGTTGTAGTGGATGTAATAGTCTGAGTGTAACTCCATGTGTTGCTAGTGATAGTAACCGGTGTTGAATTGATGCTTATCTCGACATTATCAGAAACTAGTACATCTCCGCTTATTGTCACAGCCTCGCTTGAAGATATTAGACCTGCCCCAACAGCATTGTTTGAAGAGTCTACGGTTGAAGTAATCGAAAATAAATCTCTCGGTCCGCCAGATCCACTTCCTCCAGATCCAGAGCCACCTGAACCACCAGATCCACCAGCACCACCGCCGCCAGAGCCACTTTCTTCAGCAGCCTCTTCTGCAAACTCAATCGCTAATGACTCTGTTTGCAAGTCATCTTCATATTGAGCTGTAAAAGTAAATGATAAACTACCAGTTGAGCTTATTGTTTCTGTAAACGTCCATGTTTTAGCGTCCGTGTCTACCCTCATTGTTCCCGAGGATGATCTGTTGTTTGCGATAATGCCTTCAACATCTTCATGATAAGTCCCAGAAATAACAACATTAGATGGAATGATTACTTCATCTATGACATCTCCGGTAGACCACTCTTGACCATTGACGTGTGTAATTTCTAGAAGATCATAGGCCAAAAGGTGAGGAGTGGTCTCCTCTACATCCAAAGTGAAGACTGCGACTTCTTCTTCTGGTCCATAGGGTGAACCACCGCCGTCCACGGCAAACGCTCTGAAGACCAATGTGTGGCGTCCTAGACTACTAAGTTCAACATCGTGGGTCCATGTGTTGTTAGCTCCCAATGTAACATCCTCTGTTCCTGATAGTGTCAATGTTTGCACATCGTTGTGGTAAGTTCCTGTAAATGTTAAAGTCACAGATGAATCAGAAATGTTATCACCAGCTATAGGATATGAATAGCTATTACCATCAACTATGCTTGTAATTGTTAAAAGATCTATCACCTGAACCTCTTCACCAATTGGCGCTGGTTGTGGTGTCGTCTGAGGAGTACCAGCTTCTGGTAATTGTGAATTGTTAGAACCATCTTCATCTCCAAGGCCGGTAATGCTTTCCGCTTCTGTTTCTTCGCCTGCTTCTCTAGTTCCAAGTCCTCCATTGGATGGTGACTGATAGAGGAACGGTCCCGTGGTATTGCTTGCTCGACCTCCAAGAGACCATAGGAACCAGTCGCTTGAGTCGGACAACAACTTTGTGGCTGATCCATCTGCTAGCCCCTCTGTGAAAACTAAAGATTTTGTGTTAGCGGCAATAGGCATGATGCGGCAATCATCATTGCTATCTAAGGCCATTACGAGCCCTTTTATTTGACCAGCGCCTCTATTGATTGAAATTCTAAATCCACCATCGGTCCTATCCATCTTTATAACTTCTAGTCCGTGTGAGTTTGCCAACGGTGGCAATTGAATATTGCACCTTCCTAAACCGTTTGGAACAAGAATGTCCCCAGTCTTTACTATCTGTTCTATCGCTGCACCAGCTGTCTTGTTTACGATGAGCTTCTTGTAAGATTTATAGTTTGAAAAAGTATATTTCATGATTTGTTCCTATGGGTTTTTTGTTCTCAATAAATAGTCATCCGAAGCCTTAAAAACAAAAAAACCCCAACTCCGAAGAGAAGGGGTCTTAGCATCTCAGTTAAGTGAGATTATGGTGCAGGTGTTCCACCAGCGCCACCAAGAAGATCGCGAACGACAACTAAACCGTACATATCCGGACGAACCATCTTCTTTCCGTAACGTGTCATAACACCTTTACGAGGAACGAAGTCTTCAGGTCCAAAGATAGTTGGAGTTGTTTGCAATGGCACGTAAGGAGCGTAAACATATCCACTTTCCAAGAAAGAAGAACCTTTACGTCCAACCAAGATAGCGTTACGTGGGAAGTAAGGGTCAACGATAACGTCGAACTTACGGTTCAAAGAACCAACCTTTACAGCACCGATGTCGCCTTTGTCAGCGTCAGCAGTTACGTTTGCACGGAAACCAGCAGTGAATTCCAAAACGTTTGCAACTTCAGGAGAAAGAACTACGAAGTTAGCACCACCACGCAAAGTCTTACGATGGATTTGTGCAGAAACGTCGTTAATAGTTTCGATCAAAGTTTCATACCATTCAGATACAGTACCAGTGAAGTCAGGAGTAGCAGTGTTTGCTCCAATTTCAGCACCAGTCAAACGGTTTACGAACATTCCTGGTGAACGAGACCAGTAGAAAGTTCCAGCAGTAGCACCTTTGATAAGGTCTTGCAAGATTTCGCGGTCGATTTCAAGAGCAATTTGCTCAGACAAGATAGAAGTCAATTCAACCTCAGCATCCAAGTTATGGTAAGCGTTCAAGTCTTGACCCAATTCTGGAGTCCACTTTGCTTTCAACTTCTTGGTTACCGCTGTGATTGCGATTGAGTCAACTTTGATGTCGATCTCTGGAATGTTTGCTTCGTTTTCCAATCCCCAAGCAGCTACTCCAACAACAGAACCAATTCCACCAGTTGAACTGGCATCAATACCGTCTGCAGCAGGATAAGAAGCGTGAACTTGAGACACAATCCATTCGTCTTGTGCATCAGGCGTTTGACTATTAGAAATCGCAGTTGCAATTGCAGTTGCCGATGTGGCTTGTACCGTATCAGTCAAGAAATTTGCAGCTGTAAGGCTACCAAATCCATCACCAGCCTGTACAGCGTTCGATGCGGTATTAAAAAGAACCAGAGCAGCATTGCTAATAGCGTAGAAGAAGTGGAAAGTCTCTGAAGATTCAACATATTTTGTTAAACGTCGAACTTGTTGAGCAAGAATTCCAGCTGTCGCATCGTAATTATCGATAGTGAATGCCAGTGCACCATTTCCGGACGCATTATCACTTAAACCAGCAAGGTCTGCGATAGGCAAGTGAATTTGAGACAAGCTTTTCAAGTTGACAGAATACCCAGTTGTTTCAAGGGCTGTTTTAGTAACAGAGAGTTTTAACAACAAACCATTTGTTGTGTTTGCATCTTGAGAACCGTAAGTGGAAATTACATCAGCATCCCATTCGATCTCTTTAAGAATTGCATCTTCAGCTGCAGAGTTTGAATCAGACGCCATGATAGCATCGCCATCAATGAGAATAGTACCAGCAGCGGCTAAAACGGAACCAGTTGGAGATGAGTAAGCAGAACCAAGACCATAAGGTTGTTGATCCATAGTTGAGTTGTTCAACAAGACCCCACCAGTGATTTCCGAAGCCAATACGCCTTGACCATAAATAGAACGACCACCTTCAGCACCAAGACGACCATTAGAGGCACCGTCAGCAGTATCTTCTCCGAATGTGAAATCCATGAAGAAGATCAAACCAGAAGGTAAAGACATTGGTTGTACAGAAACCAAATCGTTTGCAATCAATCCAGCAAATACGCGACGGACGATTGGGAAAGCAACAGCAGCGAAACCTTCAACGTCGCCACCAGCCATAGTGTTAGACTCACGCAATAATTCGCGAGCTTGGTTTTCCAAAAGACGAGCCATGCCAGCCTTTTGTTCGTCGTTAGACAAGCCTTCCAAAAGACCAGTCTGTGACCATTTGTTCAAAAGTGATGCACCTTCTTGTTGCATGTTGCGGTGTACCATCCCTTCTGTAAGAGTTTCAATAATAGACATTTTATTTCTCCTTAAAGTTTATTTTATGCCTGCAAGTTTTTGCATTTTCTCCAAAAATGGATCTTTGCTTTGCTTGTTTTCGTTAATGTTTTGTCTCGAATTCAACATAGAACTTAAGTTCGATCTTCGGTTGACTGTCTCGCTAAGTGATTGTGGACCTTTCTTGCTGTTAGGCGTTGATCCCACTGTAGCTTTGAGTGTCTCGTGAAGTTGTTTAGCTTCCTTCGTAGACTCCGCGTTTGCGATGGCATCGACAATTTTTGATTTTTGTCGCTCATTCAGGGAGGCATCACCCAGAGTGCGGTTCTGGTATAAAAGTTTTGCGTTGGACAATAAAGCCTCATCTAGATGTGTCTCGAGTTTTTCGAGCACATTTGCCATTGCTTCATTTTGCTTGGCGAGGGCTTCAATTGTCTCATATAATTCTGTTTGTTTTGATTCAGCTGAATCATCTTCAGAAGACTCTTCTTCTAATTCTTCTTCTGACTCTTGTTCGTCTCGTGCAAGTGCCAAATCTTTATTCTTTCTTGCTTCAACGTCCATTGGTCCTGGATGACCTGTTGGTCTGTAAACATCATCGTCATCGATGTGAAGCTCTTCTTCGAGCATGTTTAAGATTTCTTGAAGTTGCTCATCTTCTTTAGAGGTTTCTTCTTTTCCTTCTTGGAGGGTTGCCAATAGGTCGTCAAGGCTTTCATCACCACCGGAGGTGTCATCACCCTCTGGTTCTGCTGCAAGGTCTCCTGCGGGCTCTGAAGAGTCATCAAGGCCACCAAGTGCATCATCGTCTGAGCCACCCAATGCTTCTTCTTCCTCTGCTGACATTTCAAACTCGCCGAGATCAAGATCGATCATGCCGTCGCTTGTTTGAGGTAGAGAGTCAACAAGAGCATTGAACTTAACTGACATGTCGTCATAGCGAGAGTCCCAAGCTGGTGGTGCTTCTATTGTTGCACCTTCTTGTCCGCCTGCGAAAGATGCGGGCATTGCGTCTGCTTCTTCGTTTAGCTCTTCTTCTGCTTCTTGTATCATAGAGTTGGCTGCTGTGAGGTTTTCATTCTCCAGCATTACATCAACAGCTTCCTTAATTTGGTGAGAGTATTTTTCAATAACAGATTGTTCTGCATTTTTAATGGCTTGTTCTCGCAACGCAGCTGCGTCGGCAATCGCCTGCTCTAGCATGTTTGACATCAATTTTCTCCTAGAATTCTTTTCTCCTTTAAATAGTGTAGCGATAAACAAAACTCCAAAAGGGAGCTTAAAAAGAAAATGCCCTTGAACCAATTTGGCTCAAGGACAAGTCACTTCAAAGTTTAATTGAAAACATTAAAGCCCAGCATTGTATTTTGCCACAATCTGTTCTTCCGTTAAGATTTGATTCTCTATGGTGACCCCATCGAACTCTGAGTTTATAAACCCTTTTCCAATTGTAATGTAGCTATTTGCATTACAATCAAAAGGGTTCTTGCTCAAAGGCTGTAATCCATTCTCGTCTTGTTCAATCAAAGAGAGTTCGTTAAATGACTCAGTTATTTTTTGCCCATCTACGTAGATTTTGCAGCCTGCCGAATAGTTCCCAAGACCAGCACCAACGTTAACAAATTGAAAAACAATTTGATGCCATTCGCCATCTCTAATATCATATGGTGTGTGAAAGTGGTGAAACCATTTCCATTCACTCATACTTCTTACATCATCATTGGTTTTTACAACGATCACTGGATTTGTCCAAGAAGAAGCTTTTTCCCCAGCAGCTGTTCGTATAAACCTCTTTCTACCTTTGAAAGAAATGTGGATTCCTTTTGGTAGGTCACTAGACCATTGACCGAATTTGAGAAGAGAAACTTCCCCAGTAAAAGTCTCGGTCGATTTAACCCACATAGTGATAGTGGTATCTTCTTCGATGTCATTATCTGCACTAGTGCTCGTCGTTCTCAACATTGAGCTACCATGACTGCCTATTTGCAATGTCTCCTCGGAAGTAATCGATGCATCATAGTAAGTACTGAATCTCGAATCAGTTACAATAGAATCTACTATTGGATAACTAACGGCGTCGCTTTGTTCCTCTTCATAAGCAGCTGCATCGGCTACAGACCAACCTCGTGTCCCGCTATTATACATAGCCAAGATTTGAGCGTCGGATAGTGTAACATCATCAACCCACTCCATGAAGTCAAATTG